GATCCTGATAATATTATTCTTAAAAAACTTAGATCTTGGAATCATCCAGAAACGGTAGAACTAAATAAATTATTATCACAGTTTGAAAAAGATAAAAAATATCCAGAACATTATAATTTAGATTGGGGTTCTATTAGTTATAAAGAAATGATAAAAGAATGAAAGCTGGAAAGATATGGGGTCAAACAGAATTAATCCATGCAAATGGTGTTCTAGAGTTTCATCGCATTGAATATAAAAAAGGCTTTAAGTGTTCAGAACATGAGCATAAATTTAAATGGAATGGATTCTATGTCGAATCCGGACAAATGCTTGTAAGAGTCTGGCAAGAAGATCAAGAAGGATTAGTTGATGAAACTATATTAAATCCTGGAGACTTTACACAGGTGAAACCTGGCAAGATTCATCAGTTCGAAGGACTTAAAGATGGAATTGCATTTGAACTTTATTGGGCTGAGTTTAATCACAACGATATAGTTCGAAGAACAGTAGGAACAAAGGTATGATATATGGTTGGATATTAATAATGATAACTCTGTATCCCGATGGAACATTAGATGGTGGAGCTATAGATTATTTTAACACCTTTCCAGAATGTTTTGCAGTGATGCAAGAATTATCAGTCACAGGTCAAGGAACAGGTTATACTTGTATAGATGACTATGTTGATATAAGTGGAGATATAGAACAGTGAGAATTGGATTTACTTGCAGTACTTTTGATTTACTTCATGCAGGCCATGTCATGATGTTAAGAGAAGCGAAAGCCCAATGTGATTATTTAATATGTGGACTACAGGTAGATCCAACATTAGATAGAGCTGAAAAGAATGCACCTATTCAGTCTATCGTAGAAAGAGAAGCACAACTGTCAGCTATAAAGTATGTTGATGAAGTAATAATTTATTGTACAGAAGCTGACTTATGTGATATAATTAATATGTATCCAATTGATGTTAGGATACTAGGTGAAGAGTACAGAGACAGAGATTTTACTGGTAAAGATGAATGTAAGAAAAGAGGTATTCAACTATATTTCAATAAAAGAGATCATAGGTTTAGTACTTCAGATTTAAGGAAAAGAGTATGCGAAAAGACAATATAGATGATATTATAGACCTAGGTATAGACTTAGGTGAACCAGACTTTACAAATAAAAACGATAGACCAGGATTTATTAGTAGCAGTGGTTGGCCAGTACGTAGAGAGATAACAAAGTTAAATCATACTATGAAAGTTATGATTAATCAAATTAATAAATTAAAGAAACAAATAAGTAAACTAGAGAAGAAACTAAATGGATAGTATCGTGGAAAATTTAACCTGGGCAAAAGTAAAACATATTCGTCAACATTTTAGAGATGAATTGAAAAAAGAAATATTTACTATTGATAAGACCGGTCAAAAGACTATTGAAATGATCGGTGCATCTTTTGTTGCCGATGAATCTGCAATATTTGGTACTCCTAATCGAGAGTATATTGATGCCGAAATAGATTGGTACAATGGTAGATCTACAAATATAAATGAAATATTTGGAATCACTAAAGCTCCACCACAAGCTTGGCAATATTCAGCTAATAAGTTTGGTGAGATTAATTCTAATTATGGCCACTTAATCTTTAGTGAAAAATTTCATAATCAATATTTGCATGTTGTAGAAGAATTAATAAATAACCCTGATAGTCGTAGAGCCGCAATGATTTATAATCGTCCTTCAATATGGCTTGAATATAATGAAGACGGTAAGAATGATTTTATCTGTACTAATGCAGTGACATATTATATTCGTAATAGAAGATTAGATGCTGTAGTTCAAATGAGATCTAACGATGTGGTGTATGGCTACAAAAATGATTACGCCTGGCAACAATATGTTATGAAAAAACTTATCGAAGATATAAATGCTCAAAGAGCAGATGATGATCAGATATTCAAAGGTTTCATGCATTGGCAGGTTCAAAACTTACATGTGTATGAAAGGCACTTTGATTTAGTACAATGAGTCAGTTATTTAGAGATCCAAATCAACCACCATTATTTACAGAAATGAACGATCCTGTTCTTAATGCGACATATAAAACAATGAATATTATTGGAGTCGATCCTGAAAAGAAATGGGATGTAAGATATATTGAACTAGCCTACAAAGTAAGTGAATGGTCAAAAGATCCATCTACAAAAATAGGATGTGTTGTTGTAGGAGATAAAGGTCAAGTACTAGCACAAGGTTACAATGGTTTCCCTCGTAAAATAGAAGATTCAAAAGAAAGACTTAATGACCGAGAAACCAAATTAAAATATGTAGTTCATGGAGAAATGAACGCGATATATAATGCTTGTTATAATGGAATCTCTCTTGAAGGAAGTACGATGTATGTTACTGGTCTTCCTACATGCTCAGACTGTGCAAAGGGAGTTATTCAAGTTGGAATCAAAAGAGTCGTATGGCCGAAAGAACTTGAAAATGTTGAAGACAGATGGAAAGAGTCCATCGAATTGACAATGTCAATGTTTGATGAAGCGGGAGTAAAATACGAATTTGTATAGCGACAGCGCTGAGTTGCTCTTCTTAAGTGAAAGATTTGCAGATATTGAAGATGCGGAACTTAGAACAGAAAACATCAAAAGAAGAATAAATCTGATGTGGAAATTTATTAAACCCACACCAGTTGCCGCTAAAGTTGTAGATGAACCTCCTCCAGAAGAACCAAAGTCTCCAATGATTGACGGTCATGGCGATGTACATGACAAACCTTTTAGTTTTTATAAAAGAGCCGATGCAGGAGATGATTTAGTAGAACAACTAAAAAGAAAATGGGAATTCAAATAATCGTTTACAAACATCAAAAAATTTGTTATAATATTATTATGAAAAAAATATTAATAGTTGGTCAAAACCCATCAGCCCAAAAACCTAGAAAAAATTCTACATTTGATAGATTAGATCAATGGTGTAAAGAAATGAAAGTCGATGATTTTGATTTTATTAATTGTATTGATTCAGTTGGTGATTATAAAAAGCTAAATATTAATAAGACCAACATAGTAAACTCAACTCGAAACCGTAAAAAGATTATAGCTCTTGGAAACTTTTCTTCAGAGACTCTGACTAAACTTGGGATAGATCATTTTAAAATGCCACATCCCTCTCCAAGAAATAGAAAACTTAATGATAAAGAGTTTGAGAAAAAAATGATTAACGAGTGTAAAAGTTATTTAAACGAAACTTGTGAGCTACTCTGATCCAGTCAAATATCTCACGTTAATAAACTGATATAAAGGAGAAAATATGTCAAAAATTAAAGTCGGCATTGTCGGTGTCGGAAACTGTGCTAAGTCTCTCGTCGAGGGAATTCAATACTACAACTCAAATCCAGAAGATAAAGTTGGACTCATGTATCCAGATATTGGTGGTTACACAACTACTGATATAGAATTTGTCGTTGGTTTTGATGTAGATCGTCGTAAAGTAAATCGTCCATTAACAGAAGCTTTAAGAGCTGCTCCAAACTGCGCAATGGATCACGTTGAAGAAATATTGGAAGCTGGAGATAACTCACCAGGCGCTGTAGCTCCAGGTGCTATGGTATATTCTGGTCCTGAACTCGATGGTATTGCACCATGGATGCTTGAATATCCTAAAGAAGTTTCATTTAGAACAGGAGCTGAAGCAGCAAAATCTTATGACGATATTGTTGATTTAATTAAAAAAACTAAGGTTGATGTTTTAATTAACTATCTACCAGTTGGTACTGAAAAAGGATCCAGATTTTATATGGATGCTGCATTAGATGCTGGTGTCCATTTTGTTAATTGTATTCCAACACTTATATCAACTAAAGAAACTATGGAAATTGAACAGAAGTTCATCAATAAAGGTTTAACTATTGTTGGATCTGATATGAGATCAGCTTGGGGAGCTTCAAGAATGTCAGAAGTACTTCAAGGTGCTATGATAGATTCAGGATTGATGGTTACACAACATATACAAATGAATATGGCTGCAGGATCTACTCAAGGTCAAGAAAATATTAGAACAGGTAGAACTGCTAATACTGATTTTCTTAATATGGCTGAAAAATCTCGATTGCATAATAAACATGTATCGAAAGAAAATGTTTTGAAAGGTCAGAACGTAGTACGAAATGAACCTACAGCTGGTGCAACACTTTATGCCGGTCCTTCTCTTACAGTATTTCAAAAGCCAGGTGGACAATATGTAGGTAGTGATAATAAAATAGCTAACTTTGATATCGTTGCTTATGGTTTTGGTGGAGCTAGATATGAAATGTCTGCTAGATTATCTGTACAGGATTCTCCAAACTCTGGTGGTGTTGTGGTATCTGCAATCAGGTTCTGTAAAGTTGCATCTGAAATGAGCATTGTTGGTTATCTTAGAGGTCCATCAGCATGGACTCAAAAAACTCCTCCACTTCAGTTATCTACATCTGATTCAAAATTTGAATGTGATGCTTTGGCAAGACGTACTCTTACAAAATTGACTGAAGCTCAATTAAAAGTAAATAAACCAAAAGCAAAAAGTCTACCATATACATTCCAAGCTGGAGAAACGGATTATGAGTAG